TATAGATAGATAATTGTAGAAAATGAAGAATATACGTAACTTTTGCATTATTGCCCACATTGATCATGGTAAGTCTACTTTAGCTGACCGTCTGCTTGAATTTACCAACACCATACAGGTGACCGGAGGACAGATGTTGGATGATATGGATCTGGAAAAAGAGAGAGGTATCACCATTAAGAGCCATGCTATTCAGATGGAGTATACGTACAAAGGCGAAAAGTATGTTCTGAATCTGATTGATACTCCGGGACACGTAGACTTTTCGTATGAGGTTTCCCGTTCTATTGCTGCTTGTGAAGGTGCATTACTGATTGTAGATGCTTCGCAAGGTGTACAGGCGCAAACGATTTCCAATCTTTATATGGCAATTGAGCATGATCTGGAAATTATTCCGGTCATCAATAAATGTGATATGGCGAGTGCCATGCCCGAAGAGGTGGAGGATGAAATCGTAGAGTTGCTTGGCTGCAAACGTAGTGAAATCATCCGTGCTTCCGGTAAGACTGGTATGGGCGTAGAAGAGATTCTGACTGCGGTTATTGAGCGTATTCCCCATCCTGAAGGGGACGAGGAAGCACCGTTGCAGGCTTTGATCTTCGACTCCGTATTCAATTCTTTCCGTGGTATCATCGCTTACTTCAAGATTGTGAACGGGGTGATCCGTAAGGGAGATAAGGTGAAATTCTTCAATACCGGTAAAGAATATGATGCCGATGAAGTCGGTGTACTTAAGATGGAGATGGTGGCGCGTCAGGAACTGCGTACAGGTGATGTGGGATACATTATTTCCGGTATCAAAACTTCTAAAGAGGTAAAAGTAGGAGATACGATTACTCACATTGCCCGCCCGTGTAAAGAAGCCATCGCAGGTTTCGAGGAAGTGAAGCCGATGGTTTTTGCCGGGGTATATCCCATTGAGGCGGAAGACTTTGAAGACTTGCGTTCCTCTTTGGAAAAGCTGCAATTGAACGATGCATCACTGACCTTCCAGCCTGAATCCTCGTTGGCGTTGGGTTTTGGATTCCGTTGCGGATTCCTGGGACTGTTGCACATGGAGATTGTGCAGGAACGCCTTGATCGTGAATTCGACATGAACGTGATAACTACTGTGCCGAACGTTTCTTATAATATTTACGACAAACAAGGTCATATGACAGAGGTGCATAACCCCGGAAGTATGCCCGATCCTACTTTGATAGATCGCATTGAAGAGCCTTATATTCGTGCTTCCGTTATCACAACTACCGATTATATCGGTCCCATCATGACTTTGTGTTTGGGCAAACGCGGTGAACTGGTGAAACAGGAATATATTTCGGGTAATCGTGTGGAAATCTATTATGATATGCCTTTGGGAGAAATTGTTATCGACTTTTATGATAAACTGAAAAGTATCTCGAAAGGATATGCCTCTTTTGATTATCACGCCAGTGGTTTCCGTCCATCCAAGTTAATAAAACTGGATATTTTGCTGAACGGCGAACCGGTGGACGCTCTTTCAACACTGACACATTTCGACAATGCGTATGATTTGGGACACCGTATGTGCGAGAAGCTGAAAGACCTGATTCCAAGACAACAGTTTGATATTGCTATCCAAGCGGCTATCGGAGCTAAAATCATTTCTCGTGAGACGATTAAGGCGGTGCGCAAAGACGTTACGGCAAAGTGTTACGGTGGTGACGTCAGTCGTAAGAGAAAATTGCTGGAGAAGCAGAAAAGAGGAAAGAAACGTATGAAGCAGATTGGTAATGTTGAAGTGCCGCAGAAAGCGTTCCTTGCGGTGTTGAAATTAGATTAATATAAAAAAGCATAAAAGCTGATTCATATTAGTCCGGGGGATTGTTCTCTTTCTGTAGGACTGTCTTGACAATCCCCTTTGTTTTGAAAATTCTAACTAATAATAAATGAGAAAAGTTCTATCGTTTTCGGCCTTCCTGGTGGTAGGTCTTTTTATAGCGCAATATCTGCCTGCATGGTCAGGAAGTGATTATGGTATGGTGAAAACTGTATCTAATGTGTTACTATATATTTGTTTGGGATTCATTATGATCAATGTGGGACGTGAGTTTGAGGTGGACAAGTCCCGATGGCAAACGTACGCAAAAGATTATTTCGTTGCTATGGCTACGGCCGCCATGCCTTGGTTTCTGATTGCTATTTACTATATTTTTGTTTTACTTCCGCCGGAATACTGGAATAGTTGGGAGGCATGGAAAGAAAACTTGTTACTGAGTCGTTTTGCGGCTCCTACTTCCGCAGGTATATTATTCACTATGTTGGCTGCTATCGGACTAAAGTCCAGCTGGATCTACAAGAAGATTCAGGTGCTGGCCATCTTTGATGATTTGGATACCATCCTCTTGATGATTCCTTTGCAAATAATGATGATCGGACCTCGCTGGCAGTTGCTGGTAATTATCCTTATCGTCTTTCTGTTGCTTTCCTTCGGTTGGAAGAAACTGAGTAAATACAATATGCGGCAGGATTGGAAAGCCATTCTGTTTTATTCCGTTCTGGTGTTTGCCGCCACTCAATCGCTTTATCTTATTACAAAGAACTTATATGGAGAAGATGCCAGCATTCATATTGAGGTGTTGCTTCCGGCATTTGTTCTGGGTATGGTCATGAAACATAAGGATATTGATACGGCTTGGGAACGTAAAGCTTCAACCGGAATTTCATTTATCTTCATGTTCCTGGTTGGTATGAGTATGCCTCCGCTTCAGGGAATCAGTCTCCCTGGTGATACGGGGCTGGCCTCTATAACCGGTTCTCAGGAAATGATGCCTTGGGCATTGATTATTGTACATGTGGTAATTGTATCGTTACTTTCCAATGTCGGTAAGTTATTTCCGGTATTCTTCTACCGCGACCGTAAATTGAGCGAACGTCTGGCACTTTCCATTGGTATGTTTACCCGTGGTGAGGTAGGGGCAGGAGTTATTTTCATTGCGTTGGGTTACAACTTGGGTGGTCCGGCATTAGTAATTTCTGTGCTTACTATTGTGTTAAATTTAATATTAACAGGTGTATTTGTACTTTGGGTTAAAAAATTAGCGTTAATGAGCTATCAGGAATAGCTCGTTAACGGTGTCGGGATATCCCTTTGGAAATCTAATACTTAAATCGAACATATGATTATTCTACGTACTGTGAAAAACTTTTCGGCACTGAATGTGGCGGCGAGTATTTTATTATTCCTGACTGCTATTCTGGCAGCTATTGTTGCCAATTCTTCATTGGCTCCTGTGTATCAGAGTTTCCTGTCGCAGGAGTTGCATTTGCGTATAGGTGATTTTAACTTGCTTTCGCATGGCGGTCATAATCTGACCATGATTGAGTTTATCAATGACTGTCTGATGACGATTTTCTTTTTAGCTGTGGGGTTAGAGATAAAACGCGAGTTACTGGTAGGAGAGTTATCCTCTTTCAGGAAAGCTATTCTGCCGTTCATTGCAGCATGTGGAGGAATGATATTTCCGGTTCTGGTTTATTATTTTCTGGTAACTCCCGGTACTCCTGAAACACAAGGCATGGCTATTCCTATGGCTACGGATATTGCCTTTTCATTGGGAGTGCTTAGTCTGCTGGGCAAGCGCGTACCGTTGAGTCTGAAGATTTTCCTGACTGCTTTTGCTGTGGTAGATGATATTGGTGGTATTCTGGTGATTGCCATTTTTTATAGCTCCGAGGTCGCTTATGGTTATTTGATTGTAGCTGCCATACTTTATACGTTCTTATATTATATGGGAAAGTTTGGTATGACACAGAAGATCTTCTTTCTTTTCTTTGGCATTATTATCTGGTATTTATTCCTGCAATCTGGAATCCATAGCACAATATCCGGTGTGATACTTGCATTTGTGATCCCCGCCCGTCCACGGCTGGATGCGGGTAAATATATCCGGCGTATCCGGGCTATTGTCAGTTCTTTCCCGGTGGTACAATCTGATAACATTGTATTGACAAACGAACAGATTGCTACATTGAAGCAAGTAGAGCGGGCTTCGGATCGTGTGATAAGTCCTTTACAATCTTTGGAGGATAACTTGCATGGAGCCGTGAATTTTGTCATTCTTCCTTTATTTGCTTTTGCCAATGCAGGAGTTGTTTTTAGCGGTGGCGGAGAAGTTATAGGAAATGTAGGTCTTGCTGTTGGCTTAGGTCTTCTTTTGGGTAAGTTTTTGGGAATTTATCTTTTCACCTGGCTGACTATTAAAAGCGGGCTTGCCCGTATGCCCGAAGGTATGAACTGGAAAAATATTGCAGGCGTGTCATTGCTGGGTGGCGTTGGATTTACGGTGTCATTGTTCATAGCCAATCTTTCTTTCTCTGATGCTTATCCGGAACTGCTGAATCAAGCTAAATTCGGTGTGTTGTGTGGTACTATTATTGCCGGAATACTGGGATATGTGGTACTGAACCAGGCATTGCCAAAGAAAAAGAAAGTATAAATAAGAGTACGAAACCTATCTTCGTATTGCAAAAGAAGTTTCATTGCTTGAAACCATTAGTTCCAAGCGATGGAACTCTCAGTTTCAAGGCATGAAACTTTCAGTTCCAAACGGTGAAACTGTTGGTTTCAAATGATGAAACATCTTGTTTCTTATAATGAACTTACATTCAGGACTGAATGTATTTGATTTCTCTAAGGGGGACAGAACGAATTGTATGTAAACAATGAGGGCTGAAATTACGCTGAAACTCCGATGTACAAAGGGTTTGAGGGAGATTGAATCAGAACGCCAGATACAAATCGACTTGTTACATTATGGGACAGGAGTGTTACATTTGAATTGAATATGATGAGCTTTTAAACGGTTAAATGTTACATTAGGATAAGATGAGGGCTGAATTGACGCTTTTTGAGGTGCAATTCAGCCCTTTTTCTGTGTGGATTGGCCGAACTATTCCTGACTACTGCGGATGAGATGAGACTGCCGTATGATGGCTCTTTGGGTTGCTTTAACGCCACCATCGGTGAGACCGGCATGAAGCAAGGAACTTTGTTTGATGCCTATTTGATCGCTGTTTAGGACGGTATAAATCGCACTGATACTACCGAAATAATAGTCTTTCTTCTCGAAAATTAGGTGCACATGGATTACTTTGGTCATATTATCATTATTTAGAAGTTTCTTTTGCAAATATATTCCAAATAATTATTATATAGAAGTATTTAGCCGGAAAACAAATGCTGTTTAGAGCGTTTAAAGGAAATAAGCGTTACGATGACGGATGGTTGGTCGATAGGGGAGATTGACTTGGTGAATTGCAATGCTGTGGAGTGTTAAAAAGTAAGTTAGACATACTATAAGGCATACTGATAAGGCATACTTTTTTAATCGAAATATTGAGTGTATAATGGAGTTTAGGCATACTATTTTAACAGTAAAAAAATGGGTTATTGGACATCATGTTTCTTTTTAAGCCGAGTTTTCAAGCGTTTAAACAAATATTTATAGGGGGATAGTATAACGTTTTTGGTGGTTGGTGTAATTGTGATGCTTGTATAAGTAGTTGATTTGTAGTATGTATTAGCGGGATAAGTGGTATTTTTGTGCAATAAACGTGCGCGCGACGCATAATATAGCAGGGTGGAGCAGTAGGTAGCTCGCAAGGGTCATAGCCTTGAGGTCACAAGTTCGAGTCTTGTTCTTGCCACAAATTATTTGAAGGTGTTGGTAACGTTCCCGCTGATCAGGGCTCCGACTGAGGGATAAAACGTGCGGAGGATTAAGGTTTATTGATTGATTGTTGATGGAAAACGCTCCCGGTGATTGTACCGGGAGCTTAATTGCAAGTTTATGACAGATTATATATTAAAAGTCAACGTCCTGATGTTACTTATATTTGCCAGAATAAGAAGGATGTATTTAAGGTAACTATAAGATTGTGTTTTGATATATTATGCTTGTTTCTATTTATTATATATCCTATTATATTATTCAGCATCTCCCTCTTGTTCTTTATTTATTTCTCCATTATAATTTTCAGTTGTCAATAGACCAATTGGTGTAAATGGTAGAGATTTATCTTCAAATCTTGGATAAAGATTTTCTGTTTCTTGGGTAGCTATTAAAGATGGATGTATCTCTCCACCAGCTTTTAATAACTTTATTAATTCTGATAATGACGTGCTTAGTCTATCAATGCGTTCATTGATATCGGTTTGATTATCTTCTTGGTTTTTCTTTTCGAAATATTTATTATTCAATTCTACAGCTTTCTCCAAAGCTTCTTTCTTTATGGTTTTTTCTTCCAATTCTTTTATGGTTATCTTTTTGATTTGGCAATCCAAATCTAATGATTGAATTGTTTTAAAAGATTCTACAACTCCCAACACTTTTTTTAATATGACAAAAGCGGTACTTACTAATCCACCAACCAGAAGGACAGCTTCTATTACTCCAACATCAATTATTAACCAATAAGAGCCATGGTCGAATTGCTTTACTCTTACTTCTCCTCCAACTTCTGGAATAACACGGGAAAGAGCTTTTTTTATGGTATTTCCAGCAGCTGCAAAATCTTTCAAATTATCAATTTGTGGAAGCTTTATATTAATAGTCGTTTCTGTTTCTTCTGCTGTAACATAATTGTTGATCCATTGATGAAGCATAACAATACTATAATTCAGTTTGTCGAATAAAGTTTTGTAAGCATCATTTTGAGTGCCATTTAATATAAAGCGATTGGTTATACTTGCATTTATTTGAGCCAATAAATCATCGTTACTATCCTTAATATGCAAAAAGCCAATATGGTCTAACTCTCTAATGGCATTTTTTACCTTTTGGATATCATCAATGTAGTAAGTGCCAGTATTATTAGAGCTGAATTTTGGATGAAAATTCTCAAAGGCGATGTTTATGCTACGTTTTATATCTATTAGTCTCATATCTAATCTCTTTTTTAATAGTTATTAATTGTCGTTTGGATACTATGTATTGCTAAGTAGTTTGATTAGTAATACGATTATATTTTCCCAGCCGATGACCTCTTTGAGGTGGTGTGCGGTTTCGTGGGTGAGTAGCCTTCGCCATAGTCGCCAGATGGTTTGGAGATAAAAGTTTCGGTGGCTTCATCCCTGGCAGGGTAGTGTTCAGGCTCCTTATCCTGAGATTCAAGTTGACGGATGCGGAGTTTCAGTGCTCCGATTTCTTCTTTGAGAGCACCGACTTCAGCATCTTTTTCCTTATACATTTTATAATATATGGAGTCACTCTCTCTTAAATCCGTATGCTGCATATTCAAAGATGTTTTTGAAGCAGAGTTATCAAGTATCATATCCCCAACTTCTTTTTCAATCCAAACTAAGTTTATATTTTCATTTAGCATACACAGTCGATTTATAAAATCACCCGGTATTGGTACTTTGTCATTGAGAATTTGAGAGAATGAGGACTTATTAGTATATCCCATTAGCCTTCCTATTGCTTCTTGATTAGTCGCAACCCCTGTACCTATAAGCCATTTTATTACCAATTTTAAGCGATCATGTATAGTCATACTAAACTTTTTTAGATATAAGCAGCAAAAAGTTTATATTTAACTTTGCCAGCATTATAAACTTGTTTATATTTGCATCATGTTTTAATGAAACAGCGGTAAAGATAAGAATAATTTTAATCAGTATTTAGATATGGAAAGGAAAACCAGACAGAAAATCGAACTGAATGCAAAAGGTAAGGCGATGCTTGCCAAGACATTCAAGGTAAGTGTGCAGAATGTGAGCCAGGCACTATTGTTCAAACGTAACAGTGTACAGGCTTGTAAAATAAGAGAGGCAGCCCTAATCAATGGTGGTACATTGCTACAGATTATTGATGTAACGGATGAAGTGAAACGGGCGGTGAAAGTGCTGGATGCCAAAGGAAACGTGAAGGCGGTGATAGCGAATGATACGGTAACTTTATAAAAGTATGGATATGAATAAGAAAGAATTAGAAGAGCGCATTAAAGATCTTGAACATGTTATACGTGTGTATAAGGAAGAAAATATAGAAATATCCGTGGATATTTATGACCGCCTTGAGCAGTACCAAGGTGAATTGCTTAAGGCACAAGTGGAAGAAGAAAGTGGCAAAATCAGCAAGGCAAATGGAAATAAATAACATCATAAATGTCGATTGTTTGGAAGGTATCAAGGATATACCTTCCAGCAGTGTTGATGCGATAATAACCGACCCTCCTTATTTTGTCGGAATGACGCACAATGGAAAAAAGGGGATTACAATGACTTGATAATAATGAGACCTTTTTTTGATTCACTTTTCAGTGAATTTTCAAGAGTAATAAAGGAAAACGGGAAGGTATATATATTCTGCGATTGGCGTACTTATGCTTTTTATTACCCTATACTATTGAAATACATAAATGTGCGTAATATGCTTGTATGGGACAAAATAAGCGGTCCGGGTAGTAGTTATGCTTTTATCCACGAGTTGATATTATTTGCCGAGAAAGGCACTCCCTGCATGAAAGGGAGCAATATATTTCGTTTTCCCGGTTTTTCCGGAGGGGCGAAAAAAACAAATGGAGAGATGGTCCATCCAACACAGAAACCGGTGGAAGTTATCGAAAAGCTTATTACGGATTCTACTAAAGAAGGTGATTTAGTGCTTGACTGTTTCATGGGTTCAGGTACAACCGCAGTAGCCGCCAAGAAGCTTAATCGGAATTTTATCGGCTATGAAATACAAGAGAAATACATTGAAATAGCTAAACGGAGGCTAATGCAAGTTGATTTGGAATTAACATTCAAAGCATAAAAACAATATGGATAGGAAATTGACAGAAAATGAAGCGGCTTTCCTGCTGGATTTGCGGGAGCTGATGGAAAAGCACAACGCTTTGCTGAGCGTGGAGAACGATATGGTGTGCATAGATGTGGCATACGATGAGGATTCGCAGGAATCCATCCTGCTGCCTGAAGACATTACCTCTTACGGTGATATTGACGAACTTATTTTAAAGAACTCTTAAAACTCGAATAAGATGAAAACATTCAGAAAACTTCAGAAAGTGGCTATCGTCGTAGGCATGGTCTACGGGCTTTGGCTGGGTTGCAATGAGGCTGCAACGGATAAAGACAGTATCAGCGGGATGGTGATCGTGGCACTGTCGGTGATTGTGGCATTATCCCTGTTGATGCCGGACGCTAAGCAGGAGGAGAGCCTGTAGCAAGTGGCTTCCGCTCCGGTTCGATGCCGGAGCCTGCACAAGTAGAATGAGTAAAGTTGCTAAGGATATGGAAATATATGGTAAAATAAAGTGTGTCACTTTCCCTGAACTGGTTTCGCTGGGAAGGATATTGAGCAAGCCCAATTATGATAAGAAGGTGCGTGAAGGCAAACTTCGTGTGGTGCGTCCCGGCAAGGGAGCGGGCTCATACGCCCTGATTGACTACACCAGCCTTCCCGACCCTATCCGCGAGGCATACGACAAACTTTATCCCAATGCACTTGAAGAAATGAAAGAACAACTAATGAGCAATATCATTCGTAGCGATAATAAGGCGGTGGAGTTTTACAAGACTTATGAACCGCAGATTTCCCTGCCACGCCAGGCGGAATATGTGTTGAATGCTGAAGTGATGAACGAAATGATTCGTGTGGAGAAAGAGATTGAGGGCCTGCACAAGAAGTGCGGTTACAGCCGTAAGTCGGTGGTGTGGGAAACGGTACAGGGTACATGCGAGAAACTACGTGTGCAGTACGGGCATACTTTACCTGTCAATGCCACCCGCTTGCGTGAGAAGTTCAATGCATATAAACGTCTAAAATATGCCGCACTCATCAACCGGAATACAGGTAATCAGGTGGCCCGCAAGATTTCTCCGGACGAAGCTCGCCTGTTGCTGAAGTTGAGACGCAGCATTGTTCCCCGTTATACTGAGGCACAGATATTTGAAGAATATAACCGTCAGGCGGTGGAACGTGGGCTAAATATTATCAAGTCGCCCACCACTGTGAAGAATTATCTTTATGATCCTGCCGTGATGCCTATGTGGTATGCTGCCGTCTATGGTATGCAGAAGTGGAAATCCAAGTATTCCAGCCTGATGAAGACCAGCCTGCCGCAGATGCGGGATGCCTTGTGGTATGGTGACGGCACCAAGCTAAATCTTTATTATAAGAATGAACAGGGTAAGATGTGTACCACCAGTGTGTATGAAGTGATGGACGCTTACAGTGAAACACTGCTGGGTTATGATATTGCTCCGAACGAGAACTTCGACAGTCAGTATCGCGCTTATCGCATGGCAGTAGAAACGGCAGGTAGCCGCCCTTACGAAATCGTAACGGACAATCAAGGCGGGCACAAGAAAGGCGATGCAACGGGGTTCTTTCAACGCCTTACAATATTACATCGCCCTACCATGCCTTACAACGGACAGTCCAAAACCATCGAGAGCGCTTTCGGACGCTTTCAGGCTCAGGTGTTGCACGCTATCTGGTACTTCACCGGACAGAATGTCAATGCCAGGAAGCTGAACAGCAAGCCGAATCTGGAATTCATAGAAGAGAATGCCTATGCATTGCCTACGCTTGAAGAGTTGAAGGTCATATATAAGGAATGCCGTGATAAGTGGAATAATGAAGAGAAGCATTTTGCCACCGGTATGCCCCACATTGAGATGTACCGCATGAGCGAGAATCCTGAAGCGCAACCTGTGACTGAAATAGATATGATGCAGATGTTCTGGCTGTGTAACCCCAAACCTGTGACTTACACCAACTATGGCCTGCAGATAGAAATCAACAAGCAGAAATACCATTATGACGTATATGCTGTCGATGGGTTGAGGGATGAATCCTGGGCACTGCAAAACACCGGACGCGAATTCACCGTGATGTATGATCCGATGGATATGACGCGTATAGAGCTTTGGCGTAAAACCGCCACCGGACCTAAATACAGTGCCACTGCCACACCGAAAGTGAGCATCAGTCGTGCCACACAGGAACGTACACCGGAACAGAGCAGCTTCATGCGTCAGACTATCGAGCGTAATAAAGACATGATGGCCGCCATCCAGTTGGAAGGTGAACGCTTCGATCTGGACGAACGTATTGCCGCCGAACTTTTCGGCCTCTCCACTCCGAAACCTAAGAATGTCAGCAAGAAGAAGATGGATGAATATCGCGAAAAGTATGACCGCGGTGAACTGGCCATTCCTTTATCTCTGCCGGAAAAGCGCAGGCAGGATGAAGATGAAGCAGATGCCACACTGGACTACTCCACCATAGGCGAATATACCAAGGCACTCTCCAATATGACACTGGATGAACTGGCGTTGGACAGATTTTAAAAAGTAATCAATGATCAATTAAATACCATTCAAACAATGAAAGGACTAACCAAACAAGACAAGGATGCCATCCGTGATGCACTGATGGCCTATTGTGAAAACTTCCCCAGCCGCAACCGTGCCAGCGAGAGCCTGCAAGGTGTCAGTGCGGCCGTGGTAAGCCAGATTTTAAATTCCAAATACGAAAGTATCTCCGATGACATGTTCAGTCGTATAGCCGCACAAATTGGTTTCAGTTTCGAACGCTGGACCATCTGCGAGAGTGAGAACTACCGCCTTGCCACCTATGTGCTGGCTGATGCGCAGATGTATAAGAACGTCACCTGGCTGGTGGGAGATGCCGGATGCGGAAAGACTACCGCCGCCATCGAGTTCCGTCGCACGCACCGTAACGTGTTCTATATCCTTTGCAGTGAAGACATGAAGCGTAGTGACTTCGTGCGCGAGATAGCCAAGCAAGTGGGCGCACCCACTGACAGCACCAATAACCTTCGCGATATGTTGGACTATGCCCTCGGCATGATAGGCTTCCTCCAGAACCCGCTTCTCGTCTTCGATGAAGGCGACAAGCTGACGGACTGCGTGCTGAACTATTTCATCAGCATCTACAACCGTCTGGAAGGACGTGCCGGAATCGTGTTCATGAGCACCGACTACATCAAGCGTCGTGTAGACAATGGGCTGCGCTATAACAAGAAAGGTTACAAGGAAATCAACAGCCGTATTGGTCGTAAATTCTTCGACCTGAATGCCACATCCCGCAACGACGTATATGCCATTTGCCAAGCCAACGGGCTGACGAATGAAGCCGAAATAAAACGCGTGCTGAAAGAGGCCGAGTCAGCAGACAATGACCTGCGCCGGGTGAAACGGGTGGTGCATGTACAGAAACGCCGCGGTGAGCAGCAGAAAGGAGAAGCGGAGTAATGGGTACGACTTTTGATCGTAATGCCAAGGGCGTGCGCGAGATACTGGGCATGAAGTTCGACACGCTGCCTTTCGATGGTGTATGGCATGATGCTTTCGGCACTCCGGAGCGCCGTGGGGTATGGTTCGTGTGGGGGAACTCCGGCAACGGAAAGACCTCGTTCGTGATGCAGCTTTGCAAATATCTTTGCCGCTTCGGGCGAGTGGCCTACAACAGTATGGAGGAAGGTGCCTGCCTTACCATGCAGGACACGCTCCGTCGCTTTGGCATGATGGAGGTAAATCGCCGTTTCCTGCTCATTGACAATGAGAGTATGGACCAACTCAGTCTTCGCTTGAAACGTCAGAAGGCACCTGATTTCGTAGTGATAGACAGTTTTCAATACACGCAGATGACCTATCGGCAGTATATCGAGTTCAAGGAACAACACCGCAATAAGTTGATAATCTTCATTAGTCATGCCAAAGGTCGTCTGCCTAAGGGGCGTAGCGGTGAAAGCGTGATGTTCGATGCTTCGCTGAAGATATACGTCGAGGGATACAGAGCTTTCAGCAAAGGGCGTTTTATCGGTCCGAAAGGATATTATGATATATGGCCGGAAGAAGCTGCAAGGTATTGGGGGGAGGCATCAGAGTGATTAATATTTAGTGATTAGCAATGAAGACAATAACTAACAAGACGATTACGGCACAGCAGTTAAAAGCTCTGCATGCTACGTTCCGAACACTTGGCATGGATGATGAAGCCCGCCATGGGTGCGTCTATTCTTTCACCTCCGGACGGACACAGAGTAGCAAAGAGTTGACAATGGAAGAAGCCCGGCAACTGCTTGATAGACTGAACCCGATGGATGACAAAGCCAAGGCACTGCAACGGAAGGAAGCTCGGCTTGTGTTCCGCGATATCTATCGGTTATCCTTCCTGATCCCTCAGTTGAACCAAGGTTTCACCAGCGACAGTGAAGAGGAATACCAGATGAATGTGGCGAAACTGAACCTTTGGGCACGGAAATACACCAAATCCCGTAAGGATGTGACGAGGATGGCCCTCTGGGAGTTGCAGGAAACGAAGAAGCAACTGGAGGCATTTATGAGACGCGAAGAAAGAAAAACGAAAAAATAGTCAGATTATGAGAAAGCAAGAAGAAATTAACCGCACAATAGCCATTCTTCGTAAGAAGGGTGACCGGTTTAGCATGTCACAAGCAGAAGTACTGGAACAGAGACGCACAGAGACACAACTCTTTAAGGAGTTTGTATTATCGGTAGGTGAAGAGAATAAAGATGATAAGTTTTTTTATGCTCTACGGGATGCTGCACGTTATGCGGCGGGTACCTTGGAATTGGAGGAGCTGATACCGGATGCCAGTAGTTATCCGGTATCAGACAAAGATTTCTGTCGAGAGGTTAAAACAATTAGTGTACGGGAGTTTAGAACTATGGAACGTAAAGTCAATCTTTTAGAAGAACTTGTGAATGAACTGCTTCAGGCAAGTCGTATTCGTATAGAGAACAAGGAAGTACCAGAGGCGAGTAGAACAGATTTTATAAATCAAAGTGAAGCGGCAAGATATGTAGGATGCCGCAAAGAAACTCTTCGAGGCTGGTCAATGCGTGGTTTTATAACGGCTTATAGTATGGATGGGGTAGTACATTATAGTAAAAGTGAATTGGATGCCAGTCCGGCTGTACGCCATTATCGTACTGTAAAGCAATGCAGAGAGGAGGCATGATATGACGAAAGTATATGCCAATACCGGCAATGAACACCGTCAGGAGGTAGCCTTGCTGCTTGAAGCTAGTGCCGACCGTATTTGCGATTATCTTGACCGCTTGCATGCAGGTACCGGTACCTTGAAGCCTGCCGAATACGACCGCCTGCTGGACGCCTACCGTGCCGAAATGATACGTTATGATCGTCTGGATCAGGAACTGGCTGTGCTGGAGATGCCGAAAAAACATATAAGCAAGGAGCTGCAGCGCAAGAGGAATGAGGAAAGAAGAGCGAAGATTATTTATTAACCCAATAAAAAGAATAAGATTATGGATTTATCAAAATTATCAGTATCAGAACGCGCTGCCTTAAAGGCACAGCTGGATGCCGAGGAAAAGGCAGAGCGTAGCCGTATCGAGCGGGAACGTGAGACATACAAACAACTGGTGGACGCCACCGTCAAGGCCAGTGTAACGAAGTTGCAAAGTCTCTCGACCGATATGATGCGTATTAAACAGGAAGTGTTCAACGAGTTCGGCACTGTCATCAACCTGAAGAATGAGCTTTTCAAGACGAAGAGCGGCCGCCAGACTGATACTTTCACCACCAGTGACAGCCGCATGAGCCTCACGCTGGGCAACCGCGTGAACGAGGGCTGGGACGACACCGTAGAAGCGGGCATCGACATGGTGAAAGAATATATCAAGACTATGGCTAAAGATGAGAACTCTGCCAATCTGGTGGACACTGTAATGAGCCTGCTTGCCAAAGATCGTAAAGGTGCGCTGAAGGCCAACAAGGTATTGGAACTGGAAAAACTCGCCATCAAGTCGAAGGATGAACGTTTTCTGGAAGGCATCAATATCATTAAGGCGGCTTACCGTCCGGTACCGACGTGTCAGTTCATTCAGGTGGAGATGAAGGATGAACAGGGTAATGCGGTGAATCTGCCGCTGTCACTTTCAGCGATGTAGGGTTATGGCAAAGGTAAAGTATACTTCGATTATTCCGAATGATAAGCCGCAGTGGTTGCTGAATGTACAGGCGGTAGTGTCTGACGTGCTGGATGATGTTGAATTGCAAGGCAGTGAGCGGGACTTCAGAAACTTGAAGTCTTTCATTGACGCGAAGATACAGGCGGAACGGGAGCGTGGTACTCTCTTTCGTAGTGCGGTTACCACTGAAGTCCGTACGGATGAGGGAAAGACGGTGGTTCACATCTACCGAAATCATAGTTTAGTACAAACCTATTATATTGAATAGTATGAGCAAGAGACAGGACGGGGTGCTGATCACGGCGCCCCTCTTCGGAGTCGGGCGGGAGAAGCCGGAAGAATTTCCCGGTTACAGTTGTGGCTACTGCCAGGGGAATGGCTATGTGATTGATCCGGATATTATTACCGAATGTGTGAAAAAGTCGTGTCCCTCGTGCGGCGGTACAGGGAAAGTGAAAGCGGTCGTTACCATCGACTGGATACCTGATGGAGAATTGAAACCTTACTTTAAAAATGAATAGCCAAAATCAAGTAATGAATATAGTGAGAAGTGAACGTGAAATATGGGATTTGCTCAACCAATGTGTGGAGGCAGAAGAAACAGGTACTTCCAATTATCCCGGCATGAGCTACGAACAAGGAATTAAAGCGGCGATTGAATGGATAATTGGAGATGTTAAAGACCATCCTATAAATGACTAATAACTATAATAA